ATGAAACCAAGAACCACATCTACAAAACGGATGTTCTTTTCCGGGATCTCTGCAACGGTAATCAGGACAATATAGCCCGTGGCAAACAACGACCAGAACCCAGCAAACAGGTACACAAACCTGCGTACCAAAGGATCAGCATTCTCCATAGCCTTTTCCTGCATCTCCCGCGCGTCCTGCGTGTTCTTCAAATCCAGTTCTGCCATGAACTCTGCATGTTTCATGGCCGCCATCTGGATCTCTGCTAGCTTGCCGTCCTCTAGCACACCGTTCTCGTTAGGCTCTAGCTTGATGCCGAGCTTTTCCTCGACATGCTCCAAGCCTTTATCCAGCACGGAATCCGCCACCTTCTGCAAGCCCGCGCCCGCAAGCTGGGTCAAGATCGGCGCAAGTAATGGCACCATTATTTTCCCTCCGCAACAACCTGATCGTCGCCCTTGCGAACCGTCACCTTGCCGTCTTCCACTTCTACTTTCATCGGCGCTTCCTTGCGGTCAAGACGATCTAGCTTGTCTATCAGTTGCTTCATGACTTCAAACTCAGGCTTGTCCTGCTTGGGTGCCGATCCTGCAATGCCGTTTAACATCTGGATCAAGGCCGTTAGAGATGCGCCCAGCAACCCCATGACTGCCGCCATCTTGCTTTCTTCCAGCCACAGACTCGCCATGACGCCGATTACTACAATAATCACAATCGCTAGTAGCCCATATTTGCCGATAGCCTTGCCGGCCACCTCTTTTGCGGGCGACGTAGCCTCAAGCTTGGCAAGCTCTACATCAGCATCTAGCCGGATCTTTTGTAGTTCAGCGTCCATGAATCACCTCAAGCGGCTTGTTGTGCTACCCAACTAGTCGTTGCCTCGTCCCATGAATACATCTGGCCGTCAGTCGGCATGTCTACCGGCGCCTTCCACTGGCAGGTTTCTTCAATCAACACCCATGAGGCAAACGGCTTGGGCGGGATAAACGCATCCCGCTGCTCGTCAAAGGTATAACCCTGACCAGCATAGTTCTTGCGCTTGTTGCCGTTGTAGCTCGTCTGCACCCAGCGGCCACCCAGCAGGCGCTCACAGAACGCCGCGCCTATGTGTTCTTTCTCCACGCCGCTGGCATCAGCCGTGTCCTTGTTGTCCACCACAATAACTTGTGTCACAACATTGTTCTCATCAAGCCGGGCAAAGTGCGCCATCAGTCTTCTCCTAATTCCAATCCAGTCAAACTCTCGTCGACACCAATGTGTCCCTTGAGAAAAGTGTTAAACGCTATGCTGATCCGAGTCTCATTCCCGACTTTCGTTTCAACCATATGCTCAAGATGCGACGGGAATAGAATCAAATCACCCGACCCAACCTCGAACCACCAACTCTCAGAGTTCCAGTGATTCCATGTGGCAGGCTGGACTTTGATCCGCTCGTAGCCGCTCTTGTAAAAATAAATCTTGTCTACCGCCCGATCAGCCTGCGGGTAGAACACCCCAGAGATAAAGCTGTTTGGATGCGCGTGCTTGTGGTGATACTGACCAGGCTCGGTGTAGTTCGCCCACGACTGCGTGACGTACAGCGCTACATCGCCCTTGGGATCATGTACCGTCTTGAAGTACTCCAGCATCGCGTCTTCAATAAAGTCACGAACGTCTGTCAATTCTTTGTGCCGCAGTACCTTTCGGTCGGCGCTCGTCGTGTTGCCCTGATTGGCATAACGCTCTTGACCGAGAATGAAGTCAAGTTCGGTCTTGGTCAGGTCACGCCCGAGACGAGCAAATCCGATCGGCAGCGGAAATAGGTTGTGGACGTTCATGCCACCGCCTTTTCAAATTCTTCGGCATCCTGCTTCATTTTTTGTTCTTGTTCAGGCAACCAAATGGTAGGAATACTGTCTTCAAACTCTCTAATTTTGTCCATCACCCAATACACTTCTTCTATAGAAGGGCAGGGACGCGGGTCTTCCCATCTTGTAAAAACGTTATTGCTAATTTCCCACTTGGCGCCCGGACGTAGCAACTGCATTGCTATGTCAATTCCATATAATCTGTAGAGTTTAGTTTCCATAGTTATTGGTTGATTTTGATAATTACGATACCAGAGCCGCCTGTACCGCCTGCCTGCCCTGAAGATCCAGACCTACCTCCACCGCCGCCTCCACCAGTATTTGCTGTGCCGTTATCCCCTGCACTTGGAACGCTTCCACCTTGACCACCTCCACCAGTTCCACCAGATGCTCTGGTTCCACTGTCTCCCCTACCACCGCCGCCGCCTCCAGCATAAGTCACGCTGCTACCGCTGATTGACGATGCTGTGCCGTTTCCACCATTTCCCGGCACTGTTGTAGTTGCGTCTACACCAACAGCACTAGCACCGCCGCCACCGCCAGCCGCATAAACAGGAGCTTGTGTTGACGAGCCATTCCCTCCATTGTTTCCTTGTGACGGAGAAGTACTTGGGGTATTCCCAGTTCCAGCATTTGTCGCTGATCCGTTACCACCCCCACCACCAGAACCGCCGTTTAATCCAGTAGATGTTCCAACACCAGAATATGTGCCACCACCACCACCACCTGTTGAAGTAATAGTGCTAAATATTGAGTCAGAACCGCTTGCACCTCTATTAGCATCAGTAGCTCCACCAACTCCACCACCCCCAACAGTCACGGCGTATTCAGTTCCTGCCGTTACAGATAATCCCGTTCCAGTACGCATACCACCAGCACCGCCACCACCAGCAACATTGCCACCTCCACCACCACCACCAGCCACGACCAGATAATCCACGCTAGTCACACCTGTTGGAGCAGTCCACTTAGTCGATGACTTGAAGGTGAATACAGTCTGTGATGCTACGTTGTACTTGAGGATGACAATGCCGGAGCCGCCTGCTGCTCCAACTGGGGTTAAATTTGCCCCATTCGTGCTAGGCCCACCACCACCACCCCCAGTGTTTGCAGCTCCAGCAGTGCCGGGATTTCCTGCACCGGATGTGTTTACTGCACCGGCAGCACCACCACCACCAGCAGGGGCGGTTCCAACTGTACCGCCCATATAACTCCCTCCTGCGCCACCAGAAGCATATGTAGTAGAAACACCACTAATCGATGAGGAGGTTCCTAATCCACCATTCCCGCCTGATGTTGTTGTTCCGCTTCCCCCAACCCCACCAGAACCGCCTCCACCTCCCGCCCCGTAATTTGGCGCACCATTGCCACCCGCTCCACCATTATTACCTTGAGCCGGAGATGTAGAAGGAGTATTCCCTGCACCAGCAGCATTTGCTGTTTCACCGCCGCCGCCGCCGCCAGAACCACCTGAACCACCAGCAGCAGTGGCCGCACCACCGAAACCACCACCTGTAGATGTTATGGAGCTAAATACTGAATCAGAACCTTTTGACCCCGGATTTTTTGCACCAGAAGCACCACCATTCCCACCTGCTCCTACTGTTACGGTGTAATCAGTTCCTGCTGTTACCGACAATCCCGTACCAGTGCGAAATCCTCCAGCGCCACCTGCCGCACCTTGTTGCGAGCCACTTCCACCACCACCGGCTATAACTAAGTACTCAACCTCGGTCACGCCGGTAGGACAAGTCCAAGTGCCAGATGCGGTGAAGGTCTGGACAACAGAAAATGTGCCGCCACCGGCAGCAGCCAACGCCTGCATAATTTTTGTATACGCGAACATCAATTGCTCCTGTTATGGAACGTAACCTTGAGCGTAATTGCCATACCAGTTTGTGCCGTCTGCCGTAAACGTTAGGATATCCATACGGTTTGCAGTAGCCGTAATTGTTGGCGCCGTGTTACCCACAAACTTGACGCCTGAGAACGTCGCTGTATTTGTGCCTGCACCGGTCTTCAACATCAAGATAAACGATTTGCCCGCTGTCGCAGTCGGCATCGTGAACGTACACGTAGCAGACAAGTTTGCAGTAATGATCGTGCTGTTGGCAATGTTAATCGTATAAGCACTGCCGGTATTCAAAAACCCTGTGGTAATGCCCTCGGTATACGCATTGATTGTCGTATTCCCCACAGCACCACTCACAATAGTCACGTTACTTGACTGAACACCGTTTGCCGTGCCGCCATTCACCGTCGCCGTCGTGATCGTGGCATTCGTAAACGTAGAAGCGTTGGATGTAATGTTGTTGATGTTGCCGCTTACGATGCTGACATTACTGATGGTCAGCGCGTTTGCAGTGCCACCAGTGATTGTTACGTTGCCCAGCGTAGATACAAACGTGACTACATCGTTAATGTTGGTACCGTCGTTGAATACGATAGAACTGCGCCCGGCAGGCAGCGTAAACGTGGTACCAGTCGCGCCCGTGTTTGACCCGTTGGCAATGATCACAGAATTGGTCAGGCCATTGACCACAAGGTACTGCTTTTCTATTGGTGGCACGAATAAGTGCTGCTGACTAGAAATAGTGCCGACCAAGTTCAGCCGCAAGTTACGCGCTGTCTGCGCCGCGTTCGTGTCGGTCAGAGCAAGCGCTACGTTTGAACTCGCAAACGTGACGTTGGCGCTACCTGTGATCGCCTCCTCTACCGCCGTGCCAAGGTTTACGTTAGTGGTTGCCCCCCACGTACCCGCCTGATCGCCCGTGCCGATCAGCTCGATCTTTAGCTGGGAATATGTACTAGGCATAATTCTTCCTTACTCAATGGTATTTATGATCTGCCAACTCACGTTCTGGCTGTCATCTATAAACTCCCACAAGAATCTGCGGGTAACCCGGTCAGACGCTGTTGCCGATTCAGAAATACTCCTTCGCACCGTGCCAAAGACGCCTGTTTCTTCTGATGCTTGCAAACTATCAATTATTGTTACTTGAAAAATACCTAGCGAAGAAACCAAGTCTGCTGCTGCCATGGCTTCTGCAATAGCATTTTGCAGTACAACTTTTCCACTTAAACTGTCTTGTCCAACTATATTTTCATTCACAAACGCTGCAATACCTGGTGCTGCCGAGGTTGTTTCGTTTGTTGCCACGCTCTCCGCAATGCTGCCAGGAAATGCTGGCGCTCCAGAAACAGTCTCGTTGCCTGCCACCGACTCCGCAATGTTTGTCGGAAACTGCGGCGTGGCTCTGATAACGTCAGTTGTGACCGCCGATTCTATGACCGACGCGCCCAAAGTAACAAGGCTTCTTATTAACTCCGAGCCGACAACTGACTCAACTACCCTGCCGTTGATGACAAAGAGCGATGAAACCGTTTCAGATACATTTACCTGCTCGCTGACAGCGCTGGCTATAGTTGTTCCGGCAACCACTGTTTCACTTGCTACACTAGCCTCGGTCACGGCTCCAGTGAACGTTCGCTCACCTAATACCTGATCACTGGCAACTGCCGACTCTGCTATCGAGGCCTGTATGGCTGGATTCAGTGGCGACTCGGTAGTATCAGATACTCTGACTAACCCACCATCACCCAAACCCCATCCGTCAGATCCCCACGCACCTAGACCCCAGCCCGCATTGGAAATAACCGGATAGTAAACAGAGCAACCCCATGCCGCCTCTGCCCATGTGCCACTACCCCAGCCGCCGTCGACAACAGCCACAAATTACCCCACCGCTACCAGCTGATCTTCCGTAAACCAACGCTCCGCCGGAGTGCCGTCGCTGTTCAACCACTCCAACAAGTAGTAGATCGTGCCATCATCATCCATACGCATCTTGATGATCGGACCCTCCGGCACAACCGTTTTTACCTTGACAATATCGCCTTTTTTGAAACTCATGGTTCTCTCCTATCAGGAAGCATCAAGACTGAACGAATATGTAATGTTCAGAACATCGCCGCTCACCACCGTACGGTCACCAGGCGACTGGAAGTCAGACACCGAAAACAGCACGCCAGACGTGCCGGTAGCTACGTTAGCCACAAACGCACCTGCAATCGTAGCGTTGGCGTTCATGGTGAAAGAAGCTGCCGAGGAAGCATTGTTGATATTTGACGGGTCGTTCAACGTTGCCGCGCCAAAGCTCAGTGCTTTACGGTTGCCGGTGTAGCTGCTGTTCTCATCCCAGCCTACGTGAGATGCCAACGTGTCGCCGCCAGAGAACGTGGTACTCGCAGAAGTACCGTTAACCAGACCAATATACCAAGCCGCCGTGTACGCGCTGCCCGTGAAAAACTTGGCGTTCATGTCCTGCAAACCGACGTTTACCACCAAGTTAGGGCAAACATCTACCCACTTTTGATTACCGTCACTGTCGTAACAAGTCACCGTAAATACGCCGCCACCAGATGTCTGCTCGGTAAAACCAGATTTCTTCGCAACCGCGCTTGCCACCGCGTCGCTGCTTTTGGATTTTTCAGTAGTCATGATTACTCCTTAATTAATACGAATCAGCGCACTCGACGCTGTGTCAGGGGGTAAAGTTACAGTAAATGTGCCGTTGCCAGCCTGCGTCTTGTCACTACCAAAATCCAAGGTAGCCACCGACGCATTACTCCGTGTGAAGTTGTAAATCAACGCACCTCTTACCGTAAACTCCGCCGGGTTCCACACCACATTGTCGAAGCTTACATAAACAATGCCGTTGCTGGTGGAATTTATTGTCACGTTGACTAGCGTGTTACCGCCCGCTACGTACCCAGTTCCACTAGCCTCATTCGTCGTCGAATACACCTCTGTGTTTTCATTCAGATCCGCATACCCGTCGTACAACGCCATCTTCAACGTGTCAGACGCAATGTTCTGACGGCCATTCAAAATGTCCACCTTGAACTTGGTAGTCAAGCCTTGATAAATCGTCATGTGACCTTCACCCTAACCTGACCACTTCTGTACGCATCCTGACGCTCCATGCCGTCACCCAGACGCTTCAGCTGACCCATGGCCTCGTTATACTTGCCCTCTACATTGGCAATCAAATCCTGCTCACCCTTCATAAACAAATACGCCTCACGCAGACTGCCATACAACAGCACTGGATCGTAGTTATCACCCAGCCATGTCCGCCCGTCTGCCGCCGTCGTGATCGACTCAGGGTAGTAGTAGTAGTGCAACTCTGCCGTGTAGGCCTGATCTGGCGTCGGCCCAAGAATAAATGTCAACTCGTCCGTCACAATACTGCTACTTACCGATGGACCAAAAATCCCGTAGTACAGCGGCAAGCCCGTGTCTGCGGGCGTTGGGTAGGCTTCACGAATGTAGTTCACATCCTTGTTCAGCAAGTAGTGATACGTCTCGTTGGCCGTGCCGTAATCTTCAATTACCGCAAACGAGTACACCGCCAAGAAGTCGCCCGGCGCAGAAAGATACTTGTTGTTGGCAGACAAAATACCCGTTTTGTTAGCGCGTAAAGCCGGTATCTGAACGGTGTTGTACACACGCGTTTCGGTTTGACGGATGAACGTAGGAATGTAGGAGATAAACTCCTGCTCGTAGTTCTCCGTGTACGACTGTATTGCCGCGACTAACTCGGTATATGTCATGCCATCGGACCTCTAGCCATCACGCCTTTGGTAGCCGCGCCAGTACCACGGATCTTGATGCCGGTGGTCTTGGTATCCTCGCGGCCAGGATCGCCCGCAGACACACGCTGCACAGCCGTCTTCGGCCCCAGCTTGTCTACCGCGATGTTGTTCGGGTCTTCCATCTTCTTCAACTTGGCAGATACGGCCTTGCCAGTCATCGTGTGCGGCGGCGCATAAACAGAAGCGGGACCCACTTCCTTGCCACCTTTTTTCATCGAGTACTTGGCCATCTCAACCTCACTTGGTTTTCTGATTCTGAATACGCGCTTGATTACGCCCGTATTTTTTCAGATCAGCTGTAGTCACGCCACCTTTTTTCATGCCTTTGTGCATACGCTTCTCATGCGCTTTCACCTCGGCCTTGGCTACCTGCTTCATCTTGTCCATCATTCACTCCTAGTTGATAGTCACATTTGCTACCGTTGTCACCGCTACCAAGTTGTTCGGTGTCAGCCCATCATCATTTGCTCTAGCGCCACCTATCGGCGCCCAACCCCACTGAATTATCCGGCTACCACCACCCGGAAAACCATCCTGCAATTCGCCCGTGCCAGAGTTGTAGGCCGTCTGCAAACCCGTCATCCCTGACTGCCAGTACGACAGATCCGGTCTCGGCTCCCGCACAGCCTGCGGGTCGTTGACCGGGTACATACCGAGACTGAGCTGCGGCTGGTCAGGCTCCCAACATGTGGGACACACCTTGATCTTTACGTTCTTCGTCTTGATCGTCAGCGTCTTCAGCACCTTTAGAGGAAACCTGAACGCACACCGATCACACTCGGAAATACTGTTCTTACCACTCGCATACTTACTTGGCATACATCACCTGTACGTGATCATGCGTGGCACTAACCGATCTGGAGCCTTCTCCCGATCCTCGCCCGCCGCCATTTCCCATGCCTCGTCGTACTGCGCCTTCAAAAACTGTAACCGCTCCAGACCACCCGGCAACTTCATCGCCAGCCGGTATGCCAGACCACAGATCAGGCACTCCTGAAAACGGAATGGAATATCTTCCACATTCACGCCGTTGCCTGCGTCAAACATCCTGCGCAGCCGCCAGTACACAAAGTAGTAATACGG